GTCCTTGCCGGTCTCGCTGATGAAGTGGCCGATCCAGTCACCGCCTTCCGCGCTTTCGCCGCCGCACCTAGCAGCGCATCCACCCCCAGAGGAAAGGGCCCGATGATGACCACCGCCCCAGAAGACCATGTGCAGCCTCCGGCCGCGCCTGCCGCCAACACCCCGCCGGAACCGGCCCCGCCCGCGGCAGTCGCGCCGCCGCAAACCACGGCGGCCGCGATGTCGCCAGAAGCGATCCGGGCCGAGGCGGCCGAGGTCGCTCAGGTCTGCGCGCAGGCCGCCCGGCTCGGCGTCCAGATCGATGCCGCCGATGCCGTCACCCGCGGCGTGAAGCCCGAAGCCCTGCGCACCAAGGTCCTGGCCGATCTTGCCGCCCGCAGCGATGCTGCAGGCATCATCGCCACCGTCACGGCGGCTGTCGCGAAGGAAAGTCCCATCGTCGCGGCCGCGAAGAAGTCGGCCGCCGCCTCGCGCTGATACCGGCGCTGACCACTGCCGCGCGCAGCGCACCCTATCCCCAAACATCCTGGAGACTGAACCATGCCCGTCCTGACGGAACCGCCCAGCATGGGCGACGTCCTCAAATACGAGGTCAACCCGAACTACACCCGCGAGGTGGTGACGCTGCTCGCGGGCATGCCCTACCCCGTCGGCGCCGTCCTCGGCCGTATCACCGCAAGCGGCAAATACAAGCTCGCGACCAGCGGTGGCACCGATGGCGCGCAAACCGCCACGGCCGTCCTGCTCTATGCCGTCGACGCCACGCTGGCCGACGCCGTGGGCATCGTGGTGGCCCGCGGCCCCGCCATCGTGTCGCGGGCGGGCCTCGCCTACGACGGTACGGTCGATGATGCGGCCAAGATCACCACCAAGATCGGCCAGCTGGCGAATGTCGGCATCGTCGCCCGCGACGGCGTCTGACGCGCGGCTTCGCCCCTCCCTTCATCCCCCGGAGCATCCCCATGACCCTCGTCCGCAATCCCTTCGACGCTGGCGGCTATTCGCTGGCCGAGATGACGCAGGCCATCAACATCCTGCCCAACCTCTACACCCGCCTCGCCCAGATCGGCCTCTTCCGCTTCGAGGGCGTCAGCCAGCGCTCGGTCATCATCGAACAGTACGAGGGCGTCCTGAGCCTTCTGCCCTCCGTCCCCCTTGGCGGCCCCGCCACCGTCGGCACCCGCGAGGGCCGGTCGATGCGCAGCTTCGCCCTGCCGTGGATCCCGCATGACGATGTGATCCTGCCCGCCGACATCCAGGGGGAACCCGGCCTCGGGGCGTTTGACGCCGCCGATCCGCTGGTCGAGGTGATGAACCGCAAACTGCTGCTGATGCGGCGCAAGCATGCCCAGACCCGCGAGTATATGGAGATGAACGCGCTGCGCGGCATCGTGAAGGACGGCGCGGGCGCGACTCTCTACAACTACTTCACCGAATTCGGCCTTGCGCAGCTTTCGGTCGATTTCGTGCTGGGCACCGCCGGCACGAACGTGCAGGGCAAGGTCCGCGAGGTGCTGCGCGCCATAGAGGACAACCTGCTTGGCGAAGCCATGACCTCGGTCCATGCCCTCGTCAGCCGTGAGTTCTTCGACAAGCTGATCGCGCATCCGAAAACCGAGGAAGCCTGGAAGTTCTACGCCGCCACCGGTGCCCAACCGCTGCGCGAGGATGTGCGGCGCAACTTCCCCTTTGGCGGGATCCTGTTCGAGGAATACGCGGGCACTGTCACCCTCTCGACGAAAGCCACCGAACGGCTGGTCCCCGCCAACGAGGGCATCGCCTTCCCACTGGGGACGATGGACACCTTCACCACCTATGGGGGCCCGGCGAACCTGCTTGACACCGCCAACACCATCGGTCTGCCCCTCTACGCCCGCCAGCATCTTGACGAGAAGGGCCGCTGGATCGACGTCATGACGGAAGCCTCGATCCTGCCAGTGAACAAGCGGCCCCGGCTGGCGATCCGGCTGCACACGTCGAACTGACGCCGTGGGGAGTTTGTCATGTCCGTCTTCGCCGCCGCCATGGAGCGCATATTCACCCATGCGTCCATGGCGGCCCCGGCCCTCTGGATATCGGCAACCACTTCCGAGGAACGCCCGATCCGCATCATCCGCCGCGCCCCAGACCGCGTCACCGACTTCGGCGCGGGCCGGTTCGTCAGCGACACGACCGTGGTGGACGTGCGCGTGACCGACCTGCCCGCTCCGCGCTCTGGCGATCTGATCGTCATCGGCGCGGAGAGCCATGTTATCCAGGGAGAACCGCTGCGCGATCGGGAGCGATTGATCTGGACGCTGGATCTGCGCCCGGCGTGACACGATGAAACTGAAGCTCGAGATCAGCCCCGACCTCGTTGCGCTGATGCAGGCCGAAATCCGGGCAGGCGAAAAGGCCGTCACCACCGCCATGCGCGAGGCGGGCGCTGGCCTGAAATCCGCCTGGCGCGGCCAGATCACCGGCGCGGGGTTGGGCTCGCGTCTCGGGAATTCGATCCAGCTCGCCACCTACCCCAAGGGCGGCGAAAGCCTGAACGCGGCGACGTTGGTCTGGTCGAACGCCCCGGTAATCGTCGGCGCGCATGACGCCGGGCCGCTCATCCGGTCGAAGGACGGCTTCTGGCTAGCCATCCCCACCCCGGCTGCGGGGAAATCCACCAGTGGAGGCCGCATTGCTCCCGGCGAATGGGAACGCCGTATGGGGCTTCGCCTGCGCTTCATCTACCGCCGTCGGGGGCCGAGCCTGCTGGTGGCCGAGGGGCGACTAAATTCGAAAGGTCGAGCCGTGGCGTCCCGCGCGAAGACTGGCCGCGGGCTGACAACCGTCCCGATCTTCCTGCTGGTGCCCCAGGTCAAGCTGCGCAAGAGGCTGGATCTGGCGCGCGATGCCGAGAGGGCCATCGACGGTGTGCCGGGGCGGATCGTGGCGGAATGGGCCGACCAGAGGATTTGAAGGATAGAGCACAGCTTGCAGATACTACAGAGCGGCCAAATAGGGGCATCGGATTCGAAGCCAGGCATGAAGCCGTCAGAAACTGAGGATGAAAGGCTCGTTTTCTTCAGGTCCCGGTGCCGTGCTATCCTCACCGGAAACCGAAGCACGGGGAAAATGCATGGACCGCAACTACTCACTCCGGCCCGCAGTCGGCGAAGATATGCCTGCGGCCTATGCCGTATTCCGGCGATCGATCTACGACTATCTCTTCCGCATCGGATTGGTGGACGAGGCGATGGCGAAGGATCCTCCAATTGAGGCTGCGTGGCAGCGGCAATCGAGCTGGATCGAACATCTCTGGCGCACATCGGCAGAAAACTGGGTGGCGGAGGATCCGGCTGGTCGCCTGATCGGCTGGGCGATGAGCATCGAACGTGACGGTCATCTGGAACTGACCCATTTCTTCGTAGAGCCCGGCGTTCAGAGCAAGGGACTGGGGCGCGCGCTGATCGTAAAGGCGTTCCCGCCCGATCGTGGTGACCATCGTGCCATCAATGCAACTCAGGATCCGCGCGCCCTGTCACTCTACTTTCGATCCGGCGTCAATCCTGTAACGACCTCGGTCGATGTGGTGCTGCAGCCCGGAACATTCGAAGCCGACACTGATCTGACATTCGAGCGCCTCGAAGCATCCGAGCGGGCTGTATCCGCGATCGTGGCACTGGAGAAGGCCGTTCTCGGCTTCTCACGCGACACCGATATTCGGTTCCTGCTTGCAGGCAGGGCGGCATGGCTAGCCTCAAGAGATGGAACGCCCGTCGCCTATGCCTTCGGAGTACAGCCCAATCCGCCCGGCGTCACGGATTTCTCTCCCGCCTGCGGTCCTATGGCAGCTTTGGACCCCGCTGATATGCCCCAGCTGATTGATCATGTGATGCGGCATGCGGGCGACATTCCTGACTTCTGCATCACGGTGCCCTTCATGAATCGGGACGCTCTCGTTCATCTGATGAAGCGCGGCGGAAAGATCGACCCGTTCTACCTCACGATCCTGTCAGATCGACCTACCCTTAACCTGGACCGCTACATCCACACTTCCCCAGCCTTCATCTTGTAGCGATCCAGTGATGAGTGCTCTGCCGGCACCTCGGCGACCACTGTCGAGCATGAATCGTGTGACAGGGCCGATCTGTCAGGTCTGACCCAAACAGAGTCCTGAGGGAAATGACCACCATCCGCGAAACCGTCCTCTCCGCGCTCCACGCGCGGCTTCAGCCGCTTGCCGCCCTCACCCTGCGTGACGAGGTGCTGCCCGAGCGGATCCCCGCAGCCGGTCTGATCATCCTGCGCGACGGCGAGCCGGGCGAGCCAGAGGTGACGCTGTCGCCCCTGCGCCATCACTACCAGCATCGCGCCGAACTGGAGGTCATCGTCCAGGCTGGTACCGGCCGGGCCAACGCTTTCGACGACCTGATCACCGCAATCGGCGCGGCGCTGGAGGCGGACCCGACGCTCGGCGGTGCCTGCGACTGGATCGAACCCGAAGCCCCGGCCTCGGTCGATCTGCCCGTCGAAGGTGCCGCGACACTTAAGGCAGCGGTTATCACTGTCGTCTTGCATTACACCACAACCGGCCCTCTGGCCTGACACCCCACATCCCAAGGAGACCTCCATGGCACGTGCGCAAGGCGCGCGGGCGCAGATGGCGCTTGCGTTCGAGACCACCTATGGCACCCCACCCGCGGGCGGCTTCACGAAGATGCCCTTCGCCAGCACCACGCTGGGGTCGGAACAGCCGCTCCTGAACAGCGAACTCCTGGGATATGGCCGCGACCCGCTCGCCCCGATCAAGGATGCGGTGACGGCGGACGGCAATGTCGTCGCGCCGATCGATGCAGCGGCCTTCGGCTTCTGGCTGAAGGCCGCCTTCGGAGCGCCGGTGACGACCGGCGCTGCACCGGGGCCCTTCACCCACGAGTTCCGCTCCGGCGCCTGGTCTCTGCCGTCGTTGTCCATCGAGACTGGCATGCCCGAGGTGCCGCGCTATGCCATGTACGCGGGCTGCGTGCTCGACAGCCTCAGCTGGCAGATGCAGCGCTCGGGGCTGCTGACTGCGACGGCAAGCCTTGTCGCCCAAGGGGAAGCCATCGCCAGCACCTCCGCCGCGGGAACACTGGCCGACCTCGAGCTCCAGCGCTTCGGCCATTTCAACGGGTCAATCACGCGCAACGGCCAGCCGCTCGGCAACATCATCTCAGCCGAGATCACCTATGCCAACAACCTCGATCGGGTGGAGACCATCCGCTCGGACGGCCGGATCGAAGGGGCGGACCCCTCAATCGCGGCGCTCACCGGCACGATCGAGGTGCGCTTTGCCGATCAGGTGCTGGTGAACCAGACTATTGCAGGCGATCCCTGCGCGCTGACCTTCGCCTACGTGCTGCCATCAGGCGAGAGTTTCAGCTTCGCGGCGCATGCCGTCTATCTGCCGCGCCCCAGGATCGAGATCCCCGGCCCGCAGGGCATCCAGGCCACCTTCGACTGGCAGGCAGCACAGGAGACCACGCTGGGGCGGATGTGCACCGCCACGCTCGTCAACGACATCGAGGACTACTGATCATGCTGCGCCTGAACCTCGCCCGTGAAGCCTGCTGGCTCGACCTTGCACTGGGCGTGCGCGTGAAGGTCGAACCGCTCACGACAGCCATCATGGTCGCCGCCCGAACCGATCCGGCCGTGCGCGCCATCGCCCCCGGTACGTCTGACGACAGCATCGCGGTGATCTTTGCCAAAGCCATCGCTGCCCGCGCCATCATCGACTGGGAGGGTGTGGGGGACGCGGATGGCACCCCGATCCCGGTCAGCCCTGAGGCCATCGACGCGCTTCTCGACCTCTGGCCGATCTTCGAGAGGTTCCAGACGGCCTATGTGGCGAAGGGCCTGGAGCTCGAGGCGGAAAAAAACGTCTCGGCGCCCTCGCCGACTGGGTCTTCGGTGGGGGCGAAGGCTACTGCAGCGCCTGTGAAGGGAAATGCCCGGACTGCCCGCAGATCCTGAACGCGCCCCTGAGCCATGAAGGCTGGCAGGTCTGGGACCTCGCGCAGCGCATGGGTGGGCAGATCCGCGCCATCCCCGGCGCTGTCCTTGGCTGGGACATGACTGCCGCACTGAGCATGGCCGCCGCCATGGGTATTTCCCCGCGCGCCGTCGTCGAACTGCTGCCGGTGATCGAAGCCGTGATGGTTCGCAAGTTGAACGAAGAGAGAGAAGGTCGCCGCGATGGCTAAGAAACGGGTCTCCGTCCGCCTCGCGGCCGTCGGCGGTCGCCAGGTGCGTGCCGAGCTGGAAGGGATCGGCGAGGCCGGAACGCGCGGCTTCGGGCGCCTGTCGCGCGAGATGGAGGCCGCGAACACCCGGCTTGCCGCTTTCGCCCGCCGTGCCGGGATCTCCATGGCTGCGGCGGCCTCTGCCGCGACGGCAGGGCTTGGCATCATCGTGCGCAACGCGGCCCAGAGCGCCGACCAGATCCGGCAGTTCGCGCAAGTCGCCAATGCCACACCCGAGAGCTTCCAGCGCTGGGCGGCGGGGGCGCGCACGGTCGGGGTCGAGCAGGAGAAGCTGGCCGATATCCTGAAGGACGTGAACGACCGGGTCGGGGATTTCCTGCAGACCGGTGGCGGGCCGATGAAGGATTTCTTCGAACAGATCGCTCCGCGCGTGGGTGTGACGGCCGAAGAGTTCGCCCGCCTCTCGGGGCCAGAAGCCCTGCTGCTCTACGTCACCTCGCTCGAGAAGGCCGGGCTCAGCCAGCAGGAGATGACCTTCTATCTCGAGGCCATGGCCTCAGACGCCACGCGCCTCCTGCCGCTTCTGCGTGATGGTGGAGCCGAGATGACCCGCTTCGGCGATCAGGCGCGTTCCATGGGCGCCATCCTCGACGGCGAGGCACTGTCCTCGCTGCGTCAGACCCAGATTGCGCTGGGTAGTCTCGGCATGGTCTTTGACGGGATCCGCAACCAGATCGCCGTCGCCGTGGCGCCCGCCGTCACCTGGCTCGCCGAGGCTTTCGTGACGCTGGCCTCCGAAGGCGGCGCCTTGCGGACGGCCCTTGATGTGCTGGGCGAGAACCTCGGCCGCATGGCCTCCTATGCCGCGGCCTTTGTGGGCATCATGGCCGGGCGTTGGGTCGCAGGGTTGGCAGCTGCCGCGCTCTCCGTCCGGGGCCTTGCGACAGCCCTCGTCGTCCTGCGCGGCGCGCTGATCCGCACTGGCATCGGGGCACTGATCGTCGGCGCGGGCGAGCTGATTTTCCAGTTCGGACGGCTGGTGCAAGGGACCGGCAGCGTCGGGGCCGCACTGGGCCTCCTCGGCGACTTGGCCCGCGAGGTTTGGGACCGGATGAAGCTCGGCATGGTCGCGCTGGGACTTTCTATCATGGCGGGCTGGGCAGAGATCAGCGCTAGCATCACTGCCGCGCTGCAGAACGGGCTTGAGGCGGTCGTGGGGTTCGGGAATGCGACGCTGAACACGTTTC